CTTGGTTTCCGTGCACGTACTCCCAAGAGAGCAAAGGCTCCACACCTCCACGGTTACGTACCGCTTCACAGGTTCCCGTACAGAGGCTAGCGCGAGGCATTACATGGACGGAGGTCCTTTTCAATTTTGTATACATCCATAAAAATAACCACTGCCATCATTCATGACATGTTTATTGTCGAATGTATCATAGGTAGTTAACTCAAGTCTAAGTATATTACACAACTCAAACAAATCAACCTCATCAAACAACTTTATATCTGTAATCATCTGTTTCGTTATTGGAACTAGATGAAACAGACCATCGTTTAATATTATGAGGTCCATTAGCAAACTCCTTTATTTTTTTATACCAAAGATCTTTGTAGTAAGGATCTTTAGTTTTATGGTATTTGATAGCTATGCTATCTATTTCCGAAGTATTTGCCATACTCTTTTATTACCATCTTTCTCCCTATTATAATCTGCATAAGGTTTTGTACCCCACTCAATAACTTTTTTAAGTCCTGGAGCAGAGATATTCATGTCAACCTTAAAAGGTTTCCATGCTTTTTTCATTAAGTTTAACTCTAACAAAAGGATACCCCATTGTTTTTGAGTCATTCCATTTACTTTTATAGTTATATTTTTTTCTTTCATGCTGACAATCTAGGATATTATATCAAACTTGTCAACGGCCTTGTCGATTATATTTTTTATAGTCTCTTTTCTTAGATTTATTAAGGCTTTTTGTGTGACGGCCTGGACGTTTCTTAGGTTTTGGACGTGGTACGTAGTGTGTAAATTTTTGTTTAGCCATTTTTTAAATTATCAAACCATTTTTTTACTTTTTTATCACTTACGGGTGTTGGTAAATAACTAATTGATCCATTAATCCATTGTTGTAAATCAGTACCACAAGTAATGCAACGATAAAAAGAACGGCTAACTCCTACTAACATTGTATATTCTTCACACGTCGGACAAGTCCCGTTCACTATTTCGGTATACATTTTTATGAAAACTTTTTCTGACATAATCTTTCTTAGAGCTTACCACACGTTGATGGTACTTTCTATCTTTTAATTCTTTAGCAAAATTATTTCGGCTTGATAATTCTTTTGATTGATTTTGAGCCATCGATATTATTTTCTAATTCTGCCTCTACGTTTCCGCACATGTACTGAATATTAACGTTTACATCACGTTCCGCTAGGCGTTTTCCCTTCAAACAATCTGACATAGATTCTTTTATTCTGTGTTCTTTTAACTCACCTGCAATAAACATACAAAGAGCAACAACACTACTAATAACCGTTTCCATTAGCAAACTCCCGTTGTTTGTCTTTTAATTTTTCTATATCTTTTTGAGCCTTATCTAATTGCTTCATTAAGAATTCTATATTAACTTTGTTGGTCATATTCATTTCTTGTGTTTGTTGCATCTTTTCTACTTGTTTATATAAATCTTCGATAAGCATGAACTGCTCAGAATCAGCCGGCAACGAACCCATCAAACCTCTTGGCCATTTAATTCTAAACTCCGTGTTGTCCTGAACATCAGACTCCATTAATTGTAATCTAGTATGATGTTGGTTCTGTGTTTCAATCAAACCAAAATAAGCCCAGGTGCCGATTGCGACGAGCGCTATCAAACTGGCAACCGTTTTCATGGGCATCTGCACTGATGCCTCTTCCGATATTGTTAATGGTTTTTTTGTTGACATCAACTACCACTTAAAAAGCCAATCAACATATTTCTTCCACCATTTTTTGATGAATTTAATCATATTGTTATCTCCTGTAGATACATTAGCCCAGGTACAATGACAGTATTGACATTGATCTTCACCTCTGTGTTTATGATTACAAACTGTACAAAATCCGCTTAAGTTTTCCATAATTATATCCCCTGTAGTCTTGGATCGTTAGATGTAATATTCTTTTCTGCCTTTGGTCTGGCAATAGAGTCCTTACTTCTTTTACGAAGTTGAGCTTTAGCAGCTTCTTCTTTTCTTCTATCGTCCATTTGTTTTTTCAAATCCCATTTAAAATTCATTTGTCCTCCTTAGGTTCTATTTCATAGAACATTTTGTCAGAATCTTCTGTAACCCAATCCGAACCTTCGCAATCCCAAACTGTATTTTGTACTTTATAGTCAGGCCAGCTGTTATCAGTAGTGTATGAATTAACATGCCACAAAATGCGATTGTTAGGCTGAGCAGCAAAATTGCCGTTAGCAAGAGCCAATACGTGCGCACACTTATGCTCTTGAGGTATTTCAGAATGTTCTGTATTGAGTATATTAGTCTCTGGATGCGCCCAGTCAATAGTAAAAAGATACTCTCCATGATAAAATTTCTTGTCTTTTCCTAGATATTTGCCGCTTATACCAGCCAACCAATCAAAGCAAGTAACACTAGGCCAATAACTGAAACAGTTCCACAGTTGGAGTTGGTCCGTCGACATATCCGGCACATTGGCTCGGTCATACGATTTTTGGAAAAACGCTGAGATAGGCAAACGCCAAAAGCACGCACCATTGGGTAGCATGATATTAAATAAAAGCGCACGTCCCGATATAGATACCACACCGAATATAACGCAATCTTCACTTTCACCGTGATGTTCTTTAAGATCATAAAGATACTCCTTCCTTATTTTGCAATAAATTGGAGGAATGTTCGCGTTCAAATATGCCATAATATTTACCCATGTATTTCACCCCAGTTATTGCCGTACTCATAATCAACTTTATTTGGGACTTCTAGTTTAACAGCATCTTCCATAATCTCAATGATTTTTTTAGCATGAGATTCGTTTTCAACCGATACATCTAGCTCATCATGTATTTGTATGTGCGGTATAATTCCTTCTTTATACAATTCTAACATTGCTTTTTTAGTCATGTCAGCAGCAGATCCTTGAATTAGTTTATTTAAAGCTTTGTATGTATAAGCTCGTCTTATCCCCGGTCCATGTTCCCTTAACGCATCTTCATGAGTCATGGCTTTATGCATACCGAAACTATTAGGCTCCCACAAATGAAACCTACATAATCTACCTAGTAATGTTCTTATCTGACCTCTTTCTTGAGCTCTGTTAGATGCTTTGTCCATTAATTGTTTTACAAATGGTACACGTGAGTGATACGTATTAAATAATTCTGCAGCTTTGTCCTTAGTAACCCCTAATTCAGCTTGTAATTTAGTTTTACCCATTCCATAAAATAGACCTAAGTTAATTGTTTTAGCTTGAGATCTAGGTATCTGTGCCATATCTGCAACAGTCTGGTGAAAGTCTGCACTAGAATCGTTATTATAGGCATCTAAAACCTCATATACAGACGGTAATTTATATAAAGCAGCATAATGTACTACCAACCTAGGCTCCTGCTGAGAATAGTCAAAACAACCCCATGTATGGCCCTCCTCGGGTATAAATAATGACCTTATCTTAGGTCCAAGATCTTTATTACGTGCTGGAATTTGTTGTAGGTTAGGGTTTTGATAACTGAATCTACCAGTTACCGTACCACCACCTGCATTTCTTAACTGATTTATTTCTGCATGTATTCTACCATTATGCTCGTAGCTTATAATAGAATCTAAAAAAGTTGTATGTGCTTTGTTAATCTCTCTTGCCTGTGCAATCATATTAACAACAGGATGCTCATGTTCTTGTAAAAAGTTTTTTGTAAAAGAGGGTGCACCTGTTTTATCCGTTGTCGGATATTCAAGTTTCAACATATCAAATACATTTGCAACAGATCTTGCTGCCCATATTTGTGTATCTACATTCGTTTCTTTTTTTATTTTATGTAATAAATCTTGTTCTGCTTTTTTAAATTCTTTTTTCATTTGATGTGCACGTTCTACATCAACACGTACACCTTTGAATCTCATATCAACAAGACATGGAAACAAATCAGATTCAAGATCAAATATATCTTCCAGGTCCTGATTAATAATTTCTTTTTTCATCTCTTGCCAAAGTCCTAATGTAACTTCAGCATCACGTTCAGCATATGCACCAACATGCATTGATGGTAATTTATACATTTCTGATTTGGGATTGATTCCCCATTCCGCTGCAGCTTCTGCAAGTGCAGCTTCATTCTTACCATAACCAAGATAATGCCATGATAAACTATTTAAATCATATCTAAATCTATTCTCATCAGTTAACGCTGCAGCTATCATTGTGCAGGCTATGTTACCGTTTATTTTAAAACCTAATGCTCTTAACCAACAAACATCATAAATTGCATTGTGAAAAATTTTTGTTGAAGGTGCTTCAAGTACATCTTTAAGCCATAACAAAACTTTATTTCTATCCATATTACCACCACCTTCATGTGCAATTGGAAAATAACCTTTGTAATGACTGGTTGCAACTGCAATACCTATAACATCACCATTACCAATAACAGAACCAGATCCTTTTTTAAGTAAGTCTGGGTCTTTTGTTTCTAAGTCAATCGCTATCTCATCTACATGACGTAGATCAGGAAATTCTGTAGGCTTTAACCATTCGGTCTGTGCTTCAAATTTAGGTATCTTCATTTAGTCCTCGGTTCAAAGATATATTTATCTTCTATTAGTTTATTTAATTTATCTTTATTACTAAAAGCATATAGAGCTGCATTGTAATCTTTTGGAAAAATCTCATAACATAAATTTTGACGATTAGAATAACCACTGGTCTCTAATCTTAGATAAATTTCTAAATCAAATTCTACGCCGTCAACTTTAATATTTCTTTTTATTATATTTCTTCCCATCTAAATCTTTCATCTTTAATATTTCTAAATCACAATAATGCTTGATCTTTTCTAAATCTTCTATACCATTCTTGTTCAAATATCTACAAACATATTTCACAACGTTTCCCTGAAAAAACGATAAATTATTTTTTGAAATAAATTCATACGGTTGAATGGTAAACTCCTTATAGTGATTTCCTCCTATCTGCTTTTCTTGCGGAAAAGTATCTTCAAATAAGTCCTTCGATGTCATAACCTTGATCCTCCTTTTTTGCTGACATAATGTAGAGATTTTGTTTTGTACGTGTAACTCCAACATACCAAACTCTATGCTCCTCATCTTGTTTATCCTGACTCTTTTCTATTGAGTCTCGAATTTTTTTTGTATTATCTAAAATTAACAACACATTTTCAGCTTCACCACCTTTTGCTGAATGTATTGTAGATAATTTTACTCTAGGTGCTTTATTTAATTCTTCTCCATTACTTAACATTTCTCTAATATATAAACATTCCTCATAATCAGATGTAAATACATCGTACCAAGGTACTTCCGGATCAAATCCAAATTCTTTTAAATCATACATTCGTTCATC